ACGTGCGCACCAATGACCTGACAGGGCACCTACCCCGTCGCAAGGGGGCCGGGCACCCGTTTGTCAATTCCTTCTTGGGGCGGTACATGGACCACCTCAAAGGGGACAGCCGCAAGAAGACAGGCAAGCCGCGCGCCAATGACCTGTTTCTGGAACACGACGCGCCCTATTGGAAGGAGAACGACCATGCTAGGACCAGACGGAAAACCCCTAGGGGGTAACCCGCCACAACGCCAAGAGGGGCCTAAGCCCAAGAAGGCTCCCCGGTGGCGTGACCTGACGGATGAACAGCAATGGGCCAGAATTTACGAGGGCCGGAAGCAGAAAAAGGCTAGAGCGCCCCGCTCAGTGGCGCAAGCCGTCGCGCTGGCCCTGCCCGCCTATGTAATGCAGATGGCGATTGACGATTGCGAGCGGGCCAACGGAGACCAGTTCCGCCGGGATGCGCACGAGGCCATAGTGACCTCCTTCATGAAGGTGTCGTCCCTGCTACCGGAGAAGCAGCGGGGGGCCATGGCGGACAGGCTGCAAAGTCATTATGGGGAGATAAAACGCACCGGGTTCTACCTGCACAACCGGGAGTTCCTATACGCCAACGCTATGGCGCTGGTGAAGCTGGTGGACGACTACCGCTTTCCCCCGGACGCCCCGGCGGTCATGGCGGCGCTTTTGATTAAGGAAGACGCTGAGATTAACGAGGGGGGCGACTGGAACCTGTCTACCTCCCACGCCATGCGGATGGCCGATATCGCCTACGACCAGTACCTCAAGACGGAACTTTATTCCTACCCGGACGCCGGGCTGAGTTGACAAACGCAAACTAGGGGAATATGTAGGGGCTACACCACAGCCTTGGAGACCACCATGACCTTGTTTATCGCTTCCACCGTCACCAACGGGTTCAAACCCAAAGATGATCCCATGCTCTACGGGGGCAAGGGCAACGGCTTGTTGCAGATGGCCAAGGCGGGTCTTAACGTGCCCGAGGCGCTGGTCATTACCACGGGCGCTTGGAAAGAGTGGAAGTCCTCCGGCATTATTCCAAATGAAGTTTTGGGGGGTATCACAGCCTTCATAGACAAGTACCCCACCAGCATGTTCAGCGTGCGGTCTGGCGCGCCTCTTTCTATGCCCGGCATGATGGACACGGTTCTGAACGTGGGGGTGGATGACACACTGGAACACTTGTACCCCGGTGCTTACAAGCGGTTCGCCACCTCATGGCTTGAGATTGTCAAGAGTGTTCCCAAGGCGCGGGTGGCCAAGCTGTTCAGCATGGTGGAGGCCCGCGCTGCCGGAGACGCCAGCCGGGCTTTCATGCTGTTGTCCGGGGTGGTACAGGGCAGCGAGACCGTTGAGGTTCCCACTGACCGCGAGGCACAGGTACACGCTTGCGTTGAAGCCGTGTTCAAATCTTGGAACACGCCCCGTGCCATAGTCTATCGCAAGATGCACGACATAAGCGAGGAAATGGGTACGGGGTGCGTGGTGCAGCGCATGGTCATGGGCATCGCCTCCGGGGTCAGCGGGTCGGGCGTCATGTTTAGCCGCGACCCGGCCACGGGCGAGGGCAAGGTGCGCGGCGAGATAGCGTTCAACGCCCAAGGCGAGGAAGTGGTTAGCGGCGCGATCACGCCCCAAAATCTGGATGAAATCTTTTACACCCACAAGAACCTGCACGCCCAAATCTGCGCTCTGGCCCTCAAGCTGGAAAAGCATTTCGGCGATGTGCAGGATGTGGAGTTCACTGTCGAGAACGGGGAACTTTATGTGCTGCAAACGCGGGTGGCGAAAATGAGTGCGCGGGCGCGCATCATCACAGCGTGCGCCCTGTCCGCTAACCGCCCGGTCGCTGCCCGGTTGGCCTACCTGTCCGAACGCCTGTCGCGGGGCATGGTGGCCGCTACGATGGTTCCGGTGGTGCAGACCACCGAGGCCCCGGCCTGCACCGGACTGGCCGCTTCTCCGGGGGCCATAGCTGGCAAGGTGGTGTTCCGGGATACCCCGCTGCACATGGTGGACAAAGGCTGCATCCTTGTGGCCGAGGACACGCAACCGGAAGACTTCCCCATAATGGCCAAGGCCGGGGGCATCTTTACAAAGACCGGGGGCTTCACGTGCCATAGCGCGGTGGTAGCACGGGGCATCGGGGTGCCCGCCGTGGTGGGTTGCGGTGAACTTACGTTCACGACCAAGACGGTGGCCATGATAGGCGAAACAGCGGTCAAGCTGGGGAACGTCATCACCCTAGACGGGACCACCGGGGTCGTGTTCGTGGGGGAGCATGAGGTCAAGAAGTCCCAACCGCCCCGTGAGATTTACACGACGCTCCACCAGATTGTGAAAGACAAGGGCTGGATTGTCCCCGGTGAAACCTACTTCCACGATTGTGGTCTTGGTGATTTCGTGTGCCTCCCGGTGAACCCGGTGGACACTGACCGTCTGGAACGGCAACTGGTGCGCCGCGACAAGCTGGTGGCCAAGGGCAAGACCGTGGCGTTCGCGTTCGACGTGCAGGGGGTGGGCGAAGACTTGCTGGACACCGGCCCGGCGCAGATGTTCAAAGCCTTGGCCGAGAACTATGGGCCAGACCTAGCAGGCCACAAGGCGCTGTATGGCGTGCCCGCCGACGCTGTACCGATCATCAAGGCCATGGGCATGGACGTGAACACGGATAGCATTCAGGTGCTAGACCTCCTTGACCTGTTGGAAGGTTGAGGCGATGGTAGCGCATGCTCCTGATCTATGCCCACGAGGGCGAATACATCCATGTAGGCGACCGGCTTATCCGGGTGGTGGAAACCACCGCTCCGGGGCGGGCTTTGGTGCGGTTGGATGGAGAGGACGAGGCCGTTCAAGTGTCATGGGACCGCAAGCTGGATATTCTGCCACAGGTGCAGGTGACCATGGAACGCCCTTCGGGGTTCATGCGCCGCTTGAAGTTCCAGTTCGATGCACCCCGACACATCATAATCAGGGGGCCGGTCCATGGTATCGAGGGAACAGCTAACGGTAAGTGAAGCCGCCGTCCGGCAAGGCCGGGCATGTGGCCTCATGGGTAACACAGAGGCTCGGGTCCGAGGGTTGGCTGCCAACGCCACCGCCGCCAAGCACCCCGCCGGTAACCGAAGCTATGGGCCGTTCATCCTGCATGTGCGTGGACGCCACGTGGTCAGCATCACCATGGTGGGGCCGGTGGTCGTGGATGACCGCCCGGTGGCCGCTTGCACCTTGTGTCATGGGCTTATGACCCGCGAAGTAATCACCACACTCGACGGTAAGGAAGGCACGTGTCGCCGCCCATGCCTAAGAGCATTTGACCCGGCTCGTCCATTATGTGATGCTGCCATTACCACAACCTAGGAGAGCCAGCATGACCACGAAAACCATACCCATTACTCTGCCCAACGGGTCGATCCGTTGGATCATGGCAGGCCCCACGTGGGAACTGCCCTTGACCTTCAAGCTGATCCGGTGCGCCGCCGAGATAGACACCCCACCCGACCGGATAGCCTATGACCTAGGCACCAGCGACTTCTCCCCCTTTGACGCGGGCAGGTTGCTTTTGGCGCTGGACTACACCCTACGCGCCCTTGACAGGGGCGAGAGGCTATATGTCGGGTGCATGGGGGGCACAGGACGCACCGGGACCTTCTTGGCTTGTCTGGTGGCCGTGCACAGCGACATGACGGGGGGCATGGCTCTTGATTACATCCGCAAGGTGTACAAGCCCGGCGCGGTGGAAACAAACGAGCAAGAGGCACAGGTGGGGCTGATAAGCCGTCTCACGTGGCCCCAAGGGCGGCAAGGGTCTGCCCCGGAAAAGCGCGGGCGGCTGGCCCGGTTCTTCGGAAAGTTTCTGGGCTAGGTTGACAAACGTGGTGCAGGGGAATACATAGACCTTGCACCACAACCTTGGAGGCTTCAATGCCCACCTCTTTAGATTATTTCAAGACCCACCCTCTGCGCATGCCCAAAGATCAGCGTGCCATAACGGTGGGCAAACTCCGCGCCATTGAGAAGGCCGGGGTGCACCCCTCCCGGATTGCTCCGGCGGCGGGCGCGTATATCCACTATGGTGGCGTAGAGTTGGCGGACACCATCAGCATCCTGAAACCCACCATGTCCCAAGAGGAGTTGGACACCTTGTGTTCCCTCTGGTTCCAGTCATGCGGCGTGGTGTGCAGACAACTGATGTTCTACGTCTGGCACATCATAAGTCGGGAACTCCGGCATGGCACCACGGTAAAACTGAACAAGGCGTTTTCCTCAGGTGAATATGACATGCACGCAATCCAGCTTTGCGTTTCGATAGTCAGCGGCGGGGATTATGAGAAGCACATCGAGGCACACGGTGACACGCTGGCCGGGCACTATGTGGATGCGGTGGAACAGCAATACCGCAAGGGCGGTTGGGGAGGCACTTTCGGTGGCCCCAAGTGGGCGGACATCGCCTTGGAGTTCCAGCGGTATCTGAACGGGGAGACCAGCGCCATGGTAGCCTCTGACCGGTGCTGGACCCTGTGCCACAACTGTGGGCCGATCTTCAATAAGGGTATGTATTTCCAGCACCACGATGACACCTTGCTCAAGGTGTTGAACGCACAGGCCAGCGCCAGCGTGTTCGATCTGGGTCTGAACTTCCTTGCCACTGACACCGACTATGACCACCCCACCAGTGACGCCTTTGTGAAATTCGCTGATCTGGCCACCAAGGTGATCCAGCGCATGAAGCCGGACTACAAGCCGGGCGAGGGGGGTTCGGTGAACAGTGATGGCAGCAAGGTGAAAGACGCCGGGCTTGGAGGCGCATCCGAGGACAGCTCGCAAGGGACCAAATCGTATTCAATAGGGCCGTTGGAGTTCCACAGCCTGCAACAACGGGAGACAGAAGATGTCTAAGCAAGCCGGGTTCATCGACTTCAACGATAACGCAGCCACGTTCAGGTATGACAGGTATTCGAAACCAACCAATTACAAGCGGTGCCACGAACTGCATCCCGATCTGGACCTAGGCGGGGGCCGTCTTCTGGGGGGCAACTGCCGAGAACACCAGCGGCACACGGCGGTGGACCTCTACATCGCCCTTGATGGCAGCATGCAGCACCCGCTGTTCGAAATGGGTTTGGATGTCTGGAACGCGCCGGTGTCCCTCTACTACCCTATCCAGAACATGGGGATACCCTCCCGCCCGGATAAATTCCACAAGCTGATCGACATGATAGTGCACACGCTGTCCGAGAACATGACGGTGCATGTGGGGTGCATCGGGGGCCATGGCCGGACGGGCATGGTGATAGCGGCTGTCGTGGCCCGTCTGGGCGTGGCAGAGGATGCGGATGCCATAGGGTGGGTCCGGACCAACTACTGCACTAAGGCGGTGGAGAGCCGCTCGCAAGAGAACTTCCTTGTGGCAGAGTTTGGTGTTAAGCCCATGCCTGCCCGTGACCATGGTGGAGTTGACAAACGCTATCGGGGGTATTAGGTAGATAGGACACCACAGCCTTGGAGACTGAAATGCCTATCAAATTCCTGAACCCGCCTGCGCAGACCGTTGGAAACACCAAGGGCCTTGAGCATCTGCAAGCCTATGTCCGGGACAAGTTCAACTTGCCCGGCGAGGCCGAGATAGCCGTGGGCATGACGCGCACCACCGTCGATTACAATGGCATCCGCATCGTGCTGCCCTTTGGCCTTACCAACGTAAAGAACCAGAACTCTGCGGTGACCGACACAGCCACGCATTTCGGCAACCTGTTCCACTCCGGGGTCACTGCGCCGGTGGCAATGCCGTTCACCGCCACCACGAGCCACAAGGCGTCTGCGGCCAAAGACTACAACGATATGTCGGATGAAGAATGGATGGAGGCGGTGTCGGGCGATCTGTTCCCCGGTGCCATTGCGCTGCACAAGGCGACCGCCATGCACCAGCCGGTTCTGGGCACGAGCGGCGGGTCCGTGTACAAGACTTGCTTCATCGGGCCGGACCTGAGGGTGGCCGCGCGCTTGAGGAAAAGTAGCGTGTCCATCCGGGCCACCACGGCCACGGGCGAGTGCCCCACCGGGGAGGTTCTGGCAGTGTTCAACCGGCTGGGGGTTACCTCCGAACATGGCGACCGGTTGACCACCCATGCCCATATGTCGGGGGCATACAATTATGCGCATGCCCATGAATACCGCGCGCTCTTTGGGGCCTATTACGCGGCCCTTCGCCCTTGGATAACCACCGGATTTCCGGCTATTGGAAAACTGACAGAAGGGATAAAGTAATCTGATCCCGCCCCGCAGTCCGCGAGGTGCCAACTTGGATGGAAGCCTAGCCGTGTTGGGGGTTGATCGCCCCTGTATCCCGGCCAAGGAAGGATAGGACCGAGGGGGTGAGAGGCCCCCACTTAAACCGGGGGATGATTTGAGACTACTGATATGTGACGCAGAACCCAACGATGTGAAAACGGCCCTCTCGCATGTAAAATTGCCGGGGGCCTCTGTGCTGGTGAACCCCAAGTGGATAAACGCCGACACCAAGGAACGGCTCTGGATTGCCTGTGGTGCCGCCGCCGTCAAGATGGTGCAGTCCATGGGGTGGATACCCAAGAAGGGCGGGGTGAACGCCCTGCATGGAAAGCTGTTCCCCAACGTGAAACCAGATGGTTGGATGCAGACCTTGGATGTGGGGGTGACCTTCGCGCCCCAAGTTTTTCACATCGAATACTCCGACTTTGTGGTGATGCAGGCCGATCTGGGGATTTACAAACGCTATGAAGACACCGGGTCCATGCTGCCCCAGCTAGGGGACTATCGGTATGCCTCAGACCTGTCCGGGGTTATACGCTACCTGAAAGCCGAGCATGCCCGCACGGGCTTGCCGGTGGAACTGGCATTGGATACCGAGACAGAGGGGCTGGACCCCTTCAACACAGAGAAGCGCATAGTGTGCCTGCAAGCCTCTGCCAAGCGGGGCCTAAGTGATGTGGTCTATGTAATGGACGACCACTTGCCTCCCGGCACTTCACCTTCCCACGGCTTGACCTATGGGGGGTGGGTGATGACGGCTAGGCTCGCTGTCATAGTGGAACAACTTCGGTGGATAGCCGAACAGCCATGGATCAAAGTGCTTGGGGCGAACTTCAAATATGACATGCTGTGGCTCCGGGTGAAGTGGGGCGTGCTGTTCAGCAACTTCGCCTTCGATACCTGCAACGGCGGGTCCATGGTGGAGGAGAACAGGCCGAACACCCTGAACCTGCACACCAAGCTGTATTCCCCAGAGTTGGGGGGCTACGATGACGAACTGAACACCAAGCACGATAAGAGCAAGATGGGACAGGTCCCCAAGGCGGACCTTCTGCCCTATGCCGGGGGCGACACGGATGCGTGCCTGCGCAACTATTACGGGATCAGGAAGGAGGTCATGGCAGACAACCCGGCTCCCAACGGCAAGCCCGCCAAGAACTCACTGGCCTCGGTCTACCTGAACATCGTGCACCCCGCCCTAAAGGCCGTGCACCGGATGGAACACGAGGGGGTTTATGTAGACGAGGAGAAGTTCCACGAGTTTGGGTCGGACCTCAGCAACCGCATGATTGAGAGCATGCAGAAGGCCGTGCCTCTGTTGCCTGCATCCCTGATTAAAAATTATGGGGGTCTCACCCCAGAAGGGGGCGCTCCCTTATCCAAGCCCAACATGCTCGCCGAGTTTCTGTTCACCCCCAAGGGTCTTAACCTGAAACCCAAGGTGACCACCGAAAAGACGGGCAAACCTTCCACCGCTGAATACCACCTAGCGCAGTTCAAAGACCATGAGGAAGCCGGGCCTCTGATCCAGTATTATCTGGACTTCAAATCGGTATTCAAGATGCACGGCACCTATTACAAGGGCTTCCTGAGCCACCTACGGCACGATGGCCGATGGCACGCCAGCTACATCATCCACAAGCAAGGCCACGACAAAGACAATGAACAGATGGCTGGGGGCACCGTCACAGGTAGGGGGTCCGCCACCGAACCCGCCTTCCAATGCGTCACCGGCGACACAGAGATCATGACGCCCGAGGGCATACGCACCGCCGCCACCCTGATAGACCCGATCATACCTGAGGGGGCTTTCAATCCGTACAGGGCGCACAAGGCCAAGATATGGGACAAGGGGGGTTGGCAAGAGACCAGCAACGTGTTCCGGTCGTGGCGCTCTGACCTGTTGCGGGTACGGACGCGCGGGGGAAATGAGATAACCTGCACCCCAGAGCATCCCTTCAACGTGGTGGGCCGGGGGTGGGTCGCTGCCAAGGATTTGGATTACGACTGCAAGCTGGTGGCGCTGGGGGCTGCGCCTAGGGCACCCGCGCCCAAGTGGTGCACCCCGGAGGCAGCCGTGGCTCTAGGCATACTGGCCACCGTGGGGACCGTGGCTATCACCGCCCCACGGGTCTACATGGAAGTCCCTTGTGGCATGGCCGGGTTTCTGGAAGACGGGCTGGTGTCCCTAGGCATCACCCCCGGTTTGGACCACCTAGAGGGGGATGTGGCGGTCCTGTACTTCGACGCAGATCAGCATATGGGCCTGCCAGCCCTGAACTTCCTGTTGTCCCTGCCAGAGCCGGGCATGCCGGACATCCCCTACACTTTGCGCGGCACGGTCAGGATGTACGATGTGTTCAGGGGCGTAATGCACGCCGTGGGCCGACTGGTGGGGCAGCATGGAGTGTCCGTGGTGGTGCCGACCAAGGGGCTGGCCCTGATGCTGGTACGCGAGGGCATCATGGAGGGCCGCATACAGGGCACCATCCACCAAAAGGCAAAGGGATGGCGGGTGTGGTGGAAGGGCGCTACAGCGGCCCCTCTGTTAGCCGGAGCGGGTATGCTGCCCACCGGGTGGCCTATGGACCACGAACCCTACAAGACCATTCACAAAGTGGTGTCGCCTAAGGTGGACACCGTGGAACCCGCCGGGGCCGGGTGGGTCTATGACTTCACCGTGCCCGCCACCCACTCGTTCATCGCCAACGCCATGCACGTGCACAATACGGTCCCGAAGCATAGCTATTGGGGCAAGCGCCTTCGGGAGTGCATGGTAGCCCCGCCGGGGCATGTGATTGTGGCACGGGATTACAGCCAAGGTGAACTCAAGGTGGCGGCGTGCTGGGCTGGCGAACAGCAAATGATTGAGGCGTACCTGAACGGCATCGACCTGCACGTGCTTACCGCCGCCACCGTCAACGCCATGTCCTACGAGGAGGCCATGTTCCTCAAGGAGCATAACCCGGCGGCATACAAAGACCTACGCCAGCGGGGCAAGGCTGGCAACTTCGGGTTGCTCTATGGAATGCAAGAGTACGGCTTCATGATGTACGCCGATGCGGTCTATGGGGTGAAGATGACCCTTGAGGAAGCCGAGGCCATGAGGAACGCCTATTTCGATTTGTACCCCGGCCTTATAGGCTGGCACGACAGGCAGATAATCGAGGCGCAATCCACCGGGCAGGTGCGCTCACCTCTTGGCCGGGTGCGCAAGCTGCCCATGATCCACAGCCCTATAGTCAAGGTGCGCAAGGGGGCACAGAACCAAGCGATCAACAGCCCCATCCAAGCCACACTGGTGGACATGATGTGGTGGAGCATGGGTATCATGGAGCGTGATCGCTCGGAGTTGATGACCGCCTTTGGACAGGTGCACGATCAGGGCCTATGGTACACCCCGGAGGATGAGGTGGCCGAGGCTTTGGCCTACTCAGAGGCGGTGATGGAGAACTTGCCATTCAAGAAGACCTTTGGGTGGAACCCAGAACTTGCGTTTACTACCGATGCTGAGGTAGGGTACAATCTAGCAGACCTCAAAGAAGCGTGACCTATGGCAGATGGCAGCACTCCCCCGGAGTTGGGTAAACCGCAAGGTCGTGTTATTGCGGGCGGCTCAGAGAACATTTTCAAGAACCTCACCGGGGGCCGGTCAGACTATGGGGGCCTAATCATATCGGCCCTCACCGGCATGTCCCAAGAAGCCTTGCTCAAGGATGCCAAGGCCCGAGCCAAGAGTGATGGCGAGGTGTTCTCCAAGGAATTGGCTACGGGGGGCGAGGTAAGCGCCACGTTGCTGGATGCAGAAGATCAGTTCTTCCGGGACTATCTGCGCATAGGGGGCGGACCCTCGGTGCTGGCCCCGGCAATCTCCCCCGACCGCCTTGAGCGGCTGGTGGCAGAGAACAACATGCTGGAACCCTGCATTGCTGCCATGGTCACGAACGTGTCCTGCACGGGCATGGAGGTTTTCCCCGCCGAGGGCACCGATGCCGAACTTACAGATGATGAAAAAACAGAGCGAACCCATATCGAGGAGTTCCTTGCTGAGTGCGCACCCCGTAAATCGTTTCTGATGGTGCGAAAAGAACTGCGCCGTGACCTTCATACCACAGGCAACAGCTACATGGTTCTTGAGCGGACGGCGTTTGGTGAACTTGCGTTCATTCGACGCGCCCCCTCCAAGTCGATGCGGCTGGTAAAGCTGGACGACCCGGTGCCCGTGACCGTAACAGTGAAGCGCCGGGGTGCCATGGTGGAACTTACCACTACCCGCGCCGAGCGCCGCTATGTTCAGAAGATCGGGACCAAGCTGGTCTATTACAAGGAATATGGGTCCTCCCGTGACCTGCACCGGATTACAGGGGCGTGGCAAGACGAGGGCACACTCCCGGCCAACGAGCGCGCCCATGAGGTGATCCATGACAAGGACATTGAGGATGTGAAATCCCCCTATGGCATGCCCCGGTGGATCACACAGCTTCCGTCTGTGATCGGGTCGCGCATGGCAGAGGAACACAACCTTGCCTTCTTTCAATCCGGGGGCGTCCCTCCTGTGATTGTGTTCATCGCTGGGGGGCTGGTATCCGAGGCCGTGGCCCAAGGGTTGAACCACTACCTGTCCGGAAACTCCAAGAGCAAGCAACGATCCATCGCCGTGGAGGTGCCGTCTTCCGGCGACCTAGCCAATGAGAAGCCCGCCAACGTGCAGGTGGAACGCTTTGGGTCTCAGGAGCAAGACAGCACCTTCGAGGTCTATGACGAGAACAACGGCAAACGTGTCCAGCGAGCGTTCCGCCTGCCCGGCATCTTCTTGGGCATGGCCGACAGCTACAACTTCGCCTGCTATGACGAACAGACCGAAACTCTGACTGACGAGGGCTGGATTAAATACAACGAGTTCAAGCCGGGCATGAAGGTGGCCTGTTTCAATCCTGATACTCAAGCCCTTGAATATCACGCTCCCCAAAACGGGCCGTTGGTCTATGCCGTGCAAGACGTGGGTATGTACCATTTCAAAAACTCGATACTGGATTTGATGGTAACACCCAAACACCGGATGCACTACGAAACTCAATATGGTAAACGAGTGACCGAACCAGTTGAGGCTATGCTGGGCAACTGCGCCCGACCCAACTTTGTAAGACGAGTGGAGAACTACACCGAGGGCGGTTATCTTGAAACCTTTTCACCGCCCCATGTGCCAGCCCCCAGCCGCTCCAACGTGGCATCTGCGGTTGACTATTCCCCAGTGTTGGTCGGTGACGACTGGTTGGAACTGATGGGTTGGGTAGTTTCCGAGGGTCATGTCCTGAAACAAGGCCGAGCAATCAAGATAACGCAGAAAGTTGATCGTGGGTGGCCCGCTATCAAAACGCTGCTACTGCGGTTGGAGGCTCAAGGCTTGAAAGTGTGGTGGCCTGCCAACGAGGAAGGTGTGGTATCCGCTCATATCTATGATTGGTCACTCTATAATTGGGCAGTGCAGGCTATCGGCACAATGGGCCATAACAAGCGCATACCGCGCCAAATCCTCAACTTGTGCCGCAAACAACTGCGGGTATTCTTTGACGCGCTTATGGCGGGAGACGGTTCTTGGGATACCCGTGAAGGCCGCACTTCCGGCAGCTATTATACAACCTCAAAAGGTCTGGCGGATGATGTGCAAGAACTGGCGTTGAAGCTGGGCTATCACACCGTGCTAAACGATGCCCCCGCAGGTAGTTTTGGTATCCGGCCCGGCTACCGTATCTCATTGGGGATCAAGGGGTCCAGAGGTAGTGAAGGCCGCACCCAAACTGCGCGGGCACCCGCGAGGGTTCCGTACACTGGCAAAGTGTGGTGTTTCTCGGTGCCGACCGGCCTCTTTGTCACACGCCGCAATGGCAGAGTGGCTGTGCAAGGTAACACCGCTCACGCCTCCTATGTGGTGGCTGAGGCACAGGTGTTCGCCCCCGAGCGAGACGAGGAAGACGAACGCATCAACATGACGATCATGCGGGAGATTGACCCGGAGCATAAGTGGCGCATTGTGTCCAATCCGTTGTCGGTGCAGGACGTGAACCTGCAACTCCGCGCCCTGCAAATGTTGGCGGCTATCCCCGGTGTCGGCCTTTCTGATCTGGTGGGTGAAATCAGCAAGATCGCGGGGCTGGAAATTGAATTGTCAGACGACTATGCGGAGGAGGTTGTGAGCGCCCCGCAAGCGCCCGCCCTTCCGCCCCCCGGAGAAGAAGGCACGGACGAGGGAGGCGGCGAGGGTAACAGGACGGACCCCGCCGCCACCTCTGACGGGGAGCGCCCTTCTCCGGGAGTGACATCGCAGGTGCAGAACCAAGCCTCGGTTTTGGCAGCCCGCATCGCCCGGTCGGTCAGGGAGTACGATGACCTCACGGATGAAAGCGACTTGCGCAACCTTTTGGAACTGGAACTGATCTACAACGACTTGCCACCGGGCGGGCAGGAGTTGGTCAACAAGGCGCTGGCCCCCATCCTGTACACCTCGCCCTTCCTGAACGATGCGGCCATGGCTGATGTGGCAGCCGGGTACGCCAAGGCGGCATTCCACGCCGCGCGCAATGCCATGAAGGAGGACGCCTGATGGTGTATGTGGACAACGCCCGCACCCCCTACGGACGGATGCTAATGAGCCATATGCTGGCGGACAGCCATGACGAACTGATCGCCATGGCCACCAAGATACGGCTGGCCACCAAGCACATCCAAAACGAGGGTGAGGCGAACGAACACTTCGACGTATCGCAAACCTACCGTGAAAAAGCCGTGAAAGCTGGTGCCGTGGAGGTTGACAGCCGCCAACTGGCAAAGCTGATCCGGCGCATGCGCAAAGAACTTGCGGCCCCAGCACCGGCCACTGAACCCACCCCGATCCCAGAGCCGGAACCCTACAACCCCAACTACCCTCAATCGGGCAGCCTATCGGGGTCGGGGTACACGCCGGAGCCGGACAGCGCCTTGGGCCACCGTGTCGGGGGCCTCAAGGTCACCGGGGGGCCTTACACCGAGGAGGACGACGACCCCCTTGAGGATACGGCAGACCTGTGAAGCCGATCAAACCCGCTGATCTGAGTGCGGGCGTCATAGCCCTGACGGATGATCTGTCCGCTGCGGTGGCGCGTGCCGTGCTGCGCAAGCTGTCTGACGCCACCAAGGGCATCGCCGCCGATCTACGGGCCGGGCGTTTTGAGGAGGCCAAGCGCGGGGCGCAAGACCTGCCCTTCGCGGACGCCCTGAAAGGCCCTGAGAAGGCCATGCGCAAGTTTACCCGGTCCACGGCCCTGTTAGGGGCTGGTGCCGTTGACAACCCCGCTAATAGCCTGTGGGGCACCGGTGCGCCTTTCCCGTGGGAAGTAGACAAGGGCGCGGTGCGCCTGTTGCAGAATATGGCAGCCCATATCCTCAACCGAGACACTGTGCATCGGCTGCTCTCCCGTATCACTGCATCCCAGAGTTTTCAGAAGGCTGCCACCATTGACCCAGACCAGCTTGCCACCGACATCAACCGGTTCCTTCGCAACGAGATTGTGCGGGTGGTTGATACCTCCGCCAATATCGTGGGAACTAGAGTTGCGTCTTATGGCATGTACTACGAGGCACGGGCGCGGGGCATCAGCCGCTACAGGATCGACGCTATCCGGGATGATCGTACAACTGAAATCTGCCAGAACATGGACGGGCGGGTGTTCTCCGTTGAACAGGCATACACCAAGACCGGCACGTTGCTTTCCACGACAGACCCGACCGACATAAAGAAGCTGGCCCCTTTCCCTGAGTTGGAAAACATCAAGGATTTGGATGACGATCAGTTGCAGGCCATGGGGCACGACACACCCCCGTTTCACTTCCTATGTCGGACGGTGGTGACCCTGATAAGCACCAAGGTAGAGTATGACCCGGTGGACTGGTCCAACTTCCCGGAGACAGCGCGGGATGCTACAGCCGCCGCTATAAGCGCGGGCGTCATGATGGATCGGGTGGCCAAGAACGTGTTCGGGTACGACAACCTTCTGGAACTCACGCGCGATGCGTTCATGGCTCTGCCGGACAAAGACCCTTTGCTGGCCCTGCCTCACTACATGACGGCGGTGGGGTACAAGACGGTCAACGATGCGCTGCGCACCAACGCCCCCTTCACGCTGGGGGGGAAAGACTTCCGCACGGCGGAAACGCTGGATGGCCTGATTGAAAACTCAAAGGTGCCCAACGTGATGCACACCTACAGGGGCATCAACCCCACGCAAGCCGCTGCACTGGAAACCGGTAAGGTCTTTCAGGATGATGGCTACCCCAGCACCAGCCTAGACCCTGCCGTGGCGAGCGAGCATGCCACCGGCGGCGCGGTGATGCAGATTGAGGTTGGCACCGGCAAGACGGCCTTGCCTATCTATGCCACCAGCATCGACCCGTCACAGCGGGAAGTCCTCCTGCCCCGTGGGTCACAGTTCCGGGTCATAGGCCGCTCCACTCAGTACATCAACGGGGAGAAGCGCGAAGTGATCCGGGTGGTGATGCAGGGCACCGGGGAGACGCTGGACCTGACTGATGTGGGGAACCTAGGGCTGCCCAACGCTGACAGCATCATCAAATCCAAGGACACTCAGGCCGACAAGTTCGTGTATTCGGCGGGCATGCTACGGGAAGCGTCGATGCGTTGACAACTACCCCAGAGCGGTTAGTCTACCATAGGACCACAGCCGGGGAAAGAACATGCACTTCTATTTGGTAAAAGACTTTGCGGCGCGCTGGTGGCCGCGAACCTCCCTACTCCCACCCCAAGAAAAGACCAGTGAGGGCAAGCGCCCCTTCCGGGCGCACAAGGTGGTGCCCAAGGAAGACGAGGGCTTGAGCCTGAACGAACTCCACGCAAAATATGACCCAGACACCTACCCCACGGGGAGACTACCTGATGCCAGTCCAGCTTCCGAAACCGATCCAGTACAACCGACCCCACCCCCGGCGGTTGAGGCTCTGGGGGACTTGCCCTTGGAACTGGAAATACACTACCCGGAGAATACCGGGGGATTTAGCACCCCTACCATAAAAGACAAGCACTCGGGCCGGGTGCTGTCAGAGATAATCAGCATCAGCTTCAATCAGAACGCTGGGGAGTACCCCACGCTGACGCTGGAACTGTATTGCCCCAAGGGGCTGGTCGTTCACCACGGCCCCCAAACGGTTAAGCTGGATTACCAGCCTGAGGTCCCCCATGGGGATGTACTAGGTGGCCCCCCTCACATAATGAAGGTCTGACCATGTTCCGTAAAATAGAAGTCGATGAAGCCCTGATCGTGGAGCGGGGGGTGTACAAGGCCGCTGAGGTCTACGAATTGAATGGCGCGCTGTTCATCAAAGCCAAGGGGGGTTTCGTGCGCGTTCGGTCTAATGGCACCACCTCCCACGACAGCGTAAAGGTGGACACCCTGATGCGGGAAGGGCCACTGTACTCGGACGATTTCGGGCGTCTGTGCTGTACCCCCGGCGCGGGTAGGAAAGAGGTGGAGTTCAGACAGAACGATACCGTGGGGATGCTGCCATCTCCTGCCAAAGCCTTGACAAAACCCGACTAACGTGGGCAGGGTAACACTAGCGAAGGTGCTGCCATCTAGGGCGGTGAACGTAAAGAAAGGGCCTGTAATATGACTGCCGAAAACGCACAACTTTGGAACCCTAATACCGCTGACAGTGGGTATGCTTCCCGGCTCACCCGTGGGGAGCGGGTGCGCATAAACGACGAGACCCTGACCTTCATGGAGTTACGGGCACACAGGGAAGGGTTGGCGTTTCTGTCCCGGAGTGAGAACGATACGAGGCTGGGCCTCATGCCGGTACGCGGACCCAAGACGGGGTTCACCCATGAGATCAGCATTGAGAGCGCCACGGTCATGCCCACGCTGTCCGAACTGGTGGAATACCGGGAACGCTGCCTCTTGGCACGGGACTGGCGGGGGGTGGTCTATTGGTCCTATTACACCGAGAAGGAAACCGACGAGGACCGGCATTTCTACGACCACTTCGCGGTGCACAAGGGGGGTGCCCGGAAGCGTTTGGATGTGTCCAGCACCACGCCGTTCATTGACCACAATGAGTTCCAACTGCACGTCCTTTCAAGTTTCCGGACACGGGGGGACTTCGGCGTGGGAAGGCCGGTGTACAAATCCGATTTGTGGGACTGGATGTTCCACGGAGAGAACGCACCGGACGCGGTGGCACGGGTGCCCAAGGCCCTGCACGCCATGCTGACCCACGCGGCCAAGAGTTCCTTGAAGAACGTGCCCCACAACGCCGCTGCAATCTAGTGAACGCGAGTTCACGGCACTAGAGGCGCTGTAACTACAGGAACCACTATGGACAGGCACAACACCAAGCTGCAAGAGGGGGCCAAGAAGGCTCGCCGCAAGGTGGGAAAGGTGCGGGAAATGCGCCGGGCCAGCGTGGGGCGTCCCGCCAATGGCTTGCTGGGAAAACCCGCACCGGATAGTTCCGAGGGGACGCTGTACTACACCCAAGTGAAAGACCCCGTTCCGGGGCAGCCGGTTCTGAAATCAGGGGCCAACTCTGCCAAGGTGGGGGGCCGCATCCTGATAGGTCGCTTGAAGGGTGCGCTGGTCTACACGCTGTCCTTGGAGGAGCGCCGGACGTGCCCCAAATCCTGTTTCCATTATCGGACCTGCTATGGGAACCAAAGCCCTTACGCGGTGCGCTGGAAGCACGGCCCGGTTCTGGAAGAAGCCCTAGAGGTGGAACTGACCGGCATAGCCGCCAAGGGGCTTCCGTTCATGGTACGCCTGCACATGCTGGGGGACTTCTATTCGTGGAAGTATCTGTGCTTCTGGGCTGAAATGCTGGACACGTTCCCTTACCTCCACATCTTCGGCTTCACGGCATGGAAGCCCGGCACCAAGATAGGGGATGGCGTGGGGCGCTTGAGGGCAGCCTTGCCGGGGCGCTTCAACATGAGGCACAGCGACACCACCGGGCGCTGGGGATGCGCCACCATCAACTTCCCAACCGAGCGCAAGATGATCGGGGACGCAGTGGTGTGCCCTGAACAACTGGACGCCAACCGCATGGACCCCAAGGGCAAGCACTGCGGGAACTGCGCCGTATGCTGGGAAACAGACAGGGCGATCATCTTCGTAGAGCATGGGGCGAAAACCACCTATGCACAGATAGCCAAGGGATAGGCCCATGAATGAAGAACCAAGCCTGAGGCGTTCCCTAGAGGTGTGCCTGTCCCGGCTGCCCTTCGATCCCATGGCAGCCCGTGCGCTGACCATGCACCTACGACACACCATAGATCGGGGGGACACCTCAACCGCCCCTGATGGAGACAAGCTGAGGGCAGCACTGCGCAACATCCAAGACCTAGCATCGGACCTGCACATGGATGTGCCAAAGAAGGCAATGATCGGGCGAATGAACACAATAGCCAAAGTGGCACATGCAGCCTGCAAAGAGATTGAGAAGCCAAGCGAACCCATAGGTTCGGGCGATGAACCCAACTGTGAACCCAAACCAACTCCTGAGTAGCGTCAGGCTCAATAGCACCCACGTAAATCAGCGGATACCCGTCGAAATAAGTAGAAACCCGCAGAGAGGAAGGAAAGACAGATGGCAGACAAGACAGCGGTGGAAGACTACCTACAAACGGTAGAGAGGCTAGAACCAGATATCAGTCCTGTGGATTTTGATGGTGCGCTTACTTCCATAGCAATAAGCCTCAAGAGAATAGCTGATACACTGGACAAGATGGGGGCTACACAAGCTAAAGTGAGTGACCACTTGGGGTCATTGATCGAACAGGTAGAGGAGGGCTGAACCATGGTGACGGCGGGCAGATATAACAGGCTGGCGAGGGCTTACACACGATTGGCGGATAGGTTCACGTACCTAGCCATGAAGCGGGGCGGGGTGGTGGACCCGGACAAGTACGCAAGGGTGGCGGGTATCCCCGTCCAGCTATCCCCGCCGGGCCAGTAGGGTGGGCCAGCCACAACCGGAGCCTAGCCATGGATTTGCACTTCAACCTTGAACATCAGAGCGACGAGTATCTACGCGGGTATTTCAAAGCCATGTCCGAGGTGGTCTTGCGAACCCATGTGGTTACGTTAGAGGCACAGGCCCGGCACAGGGACCTCCCCGTTTTTTTGCGCGTCCTTCCCAGCGCCTCGCGCCACCAACTGTCCTCACGGGTGCAGGTATCGAACGAGTTCTGTCAGTGGGCCAATGGCCGGGCGAAGAGCGTGCACGAACAGCTTGGCACCAACGCCGAGAAATATGGGTGATGCTGTGCTGTATGCCATGCGGGTGAGCAAGAGAAACTGGTACGACCGGGGCGGCTTCAAGAACCCCGCCCTTTTCAGACGCGATAGCCGTTGGGGCTGGCGCTACTACGTAGACATGACCCGGCAATAGAAGGAGATAGACGGTGATCGACCCAAGTGATGTCCACATCCGCTTAATAGACCAGCGCATCGGCGCAGGCATAGGCGGCAGGGACACGGTAATCCGCGCGCTGCACCTCCCAAGCGGGGTTCTGGTCTAGGTACCACGTGTGACCGCATCGCAATTCAATGACAGGGAAATTGCGATGCGGATGTTGGAGACTGCCCTGACACACCCACAATTCCGGACAACCTGAACAGGAGACTAGGCCATGCCTAAATTGAGAAACGCCGATAGCGACGTGGGCAAGTTCACACAGTACCTCGCGCGCAAGGTGAAAATCCACCAGCCGCAAGGCGAACTGGACCTGAACGCCCAAGATCAGGCCGAGGCCCCCCGCTTCGGGCGGGACAGCCCCCACCAGAAGGGGTCCAAGGTTCACATGCTGCGTCAGGAGGACAGCCCCCAGTTCGTGGCTATAAGCCCCAAGGGCCGGATCATGCGGGTCACCGTGGAAGAAATCACTGCCGAGGAACTGGGGGACACGCCCTTGGCCGGGGTGGGGCCGTGAGCGGCAAACCATTGCGGGGGGAGGACCGTACCATGGCGGGGGAGCGTTTCCACGACATGGCCGCAGAACTGCATGATCTGATCGACAGGGCCAACGAGATAACCGGGGAACTCTACCACCGGGGGTATGACGCACAGATCGCCGTGGAGCGGGTAGGCCGGGAGGAACACTCCCACCCGGCCACCGGCTACCCCTATCTCCATTGCAGGATCATGGAAAACGTGGAGGCTGCGTAATGAACAGGCAAGACACGCTGGTGGCCCTCCTTCGGACGGGGGGCTACCAACCCAAGGCGGGGGAGACCACGTGTCGGGGCAGCCTACAGCTAGGGACGGGGTGCAACACCTGCGCCCGGTGCAAGTGGGAGGCCGCGCGCTTCACGGTCCTAGCAGGGGTGGGGTGCGCACAGGCCCCGGCTGGTGAACTTGCGTTCACGGCGGAAGACGTGAGGTGGCTGAACCAAGCACAGGCCAATGAGGAACACCACCCCTACACCTGCCCCGCTCAGGACGAGGGCGATCATCCGGGGGATACCACCCCACTGGTCGCCACTGTCCGGGGCTGGATATGCCCTTACTGCGATTATAGGCAAGGGTGGGCACACGGGGCCAAGACGGGGCCTAGGCATGCGTAGCACTGTGGTCGATGTGGCGGTGACCTTCCACTTTGAACGCCCCTTGTCCATCAAGGTAAGCACGCCGGATGCGGGGGAGGTGTTCTTGCCCAAGTCCGCTATTGAATGGGACGACACGGCCATACCGGGGGAGGAGATAGACGTGGCCCTACCCCTGTCCATGGCAGAGGAAAAGGGCTTGGTATGATGGAACTGGTGTCAAACATTCGTGGGGGCAAGAACCTAGAGGAACTCCTAGCCCATGCCACCCCGGAGGACCGGGGGCCTGATCGCAGATGACAGAGGATGACAGAGGATGACAGAGGATGACAGAGGATGACAGCATGTCTCGCGCCGGTTCGCTGTGTTCTAGGGGTACGGGGTGGTCCCCATGACGGAAGCGTTCATGGCGATGTCCCCGAACAATGACTATCACGGCAACCTCAGGTCGCTGGCCTCCCTGTGCTGGGCAATACAGAACTTTCACCAACCCACGATCAGCACCTGTAAGGCGTGTGGCCTACGGGCGCGGGGCTACCTGCTAGGGCAGACCAGCTTTCTGGACACTGTGAAGGGTTTGAAGACCACGGCATTCCGGCACAATCTACTGTACCCCAAGACCTCCACCAAGGTGACGGTTGACGGGCACCTGATCGGGGCGTGGCAGGGGGATGTCACCCTTACCATGAAGGAAGCCGCCGCCGTTCTGAAAACCCGCCGGAATTACGCTGTGATAGCCGCTGGTATCAAGAGGCTGGCCAATGCCCAAAGGCTACGGCCTTGCGCCCTACAGGCCACTCTGTGGATGACACGCAAGCGCCTAGCCCGGATCAAACACCCGGACCAAGCGGACCTCCTGTATGGGACGGGTGATCTGGCCAAGACCATGGTTGATCCCAAAGACCTGCCACCCTACGACAAAATCGAAGAATGGCGAGAGTTTTTCCTAAGGTGAGGTTGACTAACGCAATCAGGGGTAATAGGTAGGGGATACACCACAACGAACCCACCTTGGAGCCTACCCGATGCAAGACCTGAATGAAGCCCTCGCCGACCTCCGCACCACGCTGATCGAAGATGGGTTCACCCCCACGCTGGTGGCCGAGATTGCCAAAGACTATGGCATAAACCCCGTGTTGCTGGCGCGTAAGTTCGAGGAAAAGCACAGCCGCACCCCCGCCGAATACAAAGCCCTGTCCGCCAAGGCCCTGCGCAACATAGCCATTGAACAGGCTATGAAAGCCGCCATGCAGTTCCGGGCGCAGTTCAACGATGCAGGCCCCGAAGTGGCTGGTAAAGGGTTCACCTGTGACGGCGAAGATTACATCGCGGTTGCGGTAAGCACGCGCGGCCTTATGGCGGTCAAGGTTTCCAATGGCAAGAACTGGCGTTTCGGCAATGGCAAGTCCGCCTTCCGCGCCGCCGAAAAGTATGGGGTTCTGTGATGGACTACAAACTATATAAGTTCCTCCGCCGCGCCGGTACGCTCCAAGGGGCCGCTGACAACAGCATGATCGACCAGCTTAGGGTCGCCGCCCGCGCCAAGCTGGTGAAGAATGACGGGCCACCCCAGAACAGCACCGTGAGCCGGTATCGCCTGACACCGGACGGGATGGCCAAGCTGGTGGAGATCATCGCCTCCAACGAGTACCATAGGGGGATCAACGACGCTATGGCCGGGCGGGTATACGACCCCCCACGCAACCCCGACCCCCGCCGTGCATTCTATGACATTGGCTATAATGAGGTTCGTGATGCCTGAGGTGAAGCCCCTGATCTGGTATGGTAAGCCCGCCTACCAAGACATGCGCATAGGTAGATGCGGTATAGTGGCCTACGCTGTACAGCTTAGGATGGGAGCGTGGGGCTACACCCGTAGCGGCGATAGGGGGCACGTGGTGTCCCGCAAAGGGGGGTGCCTAGGGACCGGGGGCCTGATCGCAGATGACAGAGGATGACAGCATGTCTCGCGCCGGTACGTGGCTACTGGCAGCCCGCAATCGCAGGGACCACACTGTGGCGTCCTTGGAAAAAGACCCACCCAAGGCCCAAGCGGATGCCAACGCACGGGAGGCCGTGATAGATGGAATGTCGGACAGGATCACTGTGATACTGGCGCTGTTCCCTGAACTGAGGGAAGACCAATGACCGATCCACTGTACTTGTCCCCCGAAACGGTTGGCGTCGTTCTGGCCTACTGCATGGAGTGTGGGGAGGGGGTAACCCCCAGCGACCTGCACCCGGACCCTAGGCACCCCCCTCTTGAAGTGGCACCGTGCCTATGCTCCGATTGCCGGGTCATGGTGGGTGAGGAGATTGCCGAGGAGGCCCTGTCTGATATCAGCCGGGTGGTGGCCAAGATGAAAGGAACCTGAGGATGGATCGCGTGATTTATATACCCAAATGCAATCCCGGTGTGAAGGGGCGCTTGCGGCTATCTCAGCTTTTAGGTTAGACATTGAGTAGCATTACCCGTCTAAGGGGTGTGCGGAAGCCCCAGCGTGTCGCCGATCCTCCTCCCTAGGTGAAGGCACGCTGGGGTTTTTCTTGTCTGAGGCCCCAGCCCCCGCTAGTGTGCCGGGAATACCCGTTGAACACCCTAGGAGGAAACCTGAATGCCAGCCTATCACAACCCGCCCAACACCCCCACCACCATCACCCGTATGAAGCGGGTGGGTATCCTCACCGGCGAGGGCAATAAGGGCAGGGAAATCCACGAGATCGAAGCCGATGGTATCGGCAACTTCGAGGTCACCGTGGAAATCCCCGCCCGCACCCACAATATGAAGGATCAGGATAAGCGGGCCGAGAAGGTGCGCGAACTGGTCATGAAGACTGCCAAGGATACGATCCAGTCGGCTGTCCGGGATCACGGGGGCAACATCGAACTGGCAGTGGTAAACCAGAACCCTGTCCGGGTCTGACGCCGTGAACGCAAGTTCACCATTGCTTCACGGGTGACCAGAGGCTAGGGTCACCCCCAGCTATACAGGAGTAGTCTCATGGCCGCAGTTCAAGTTTGGTTCTATTAGGGCTGGGCCGTAGGTGGCTCAGGGGACAGCCCGCTCCCAAAGGAACCCCCCATCAAGTACGTGTCCGCCACGGTTACCACCAATCAAAGCATCACTGTCCCCGCCGCCGCGAGCATCGCTGTGGTGGAGACTGACGCGCTGGTGGCATACCGTGGCAACGCCGCCGCCGTGTTCGCCAATGACCCCCAGATACCGGTCACGGCACAGAGCCGATACGCCATTGATTGTTCCTCCCTCAGCAACCTGCAACTGATCGCGGACGGGGCGTAACACATGGCATTGAGGTTCCCGCAAGGGGTAGTGCCCCACCCGGCTTCCAAGAGCCTAGGAGCGGGCATACAGCGCGTCTCCGGGGGCAGCGGTGGCGGCGGTGGGGGCAGCGACAACCCCCGCCTTGCGGACTTCCCAACGCAGGACAGCGGCCCCGGTGCCAACTCGGTGCAGATGAACTTGGACGCCGGGTTCAAGATGGCTTGGAACACCACCGATGGCTTTGGGTTGCTAGAACGATCAAGGGTTATCACTCTCACCGATGCCGAGCGCATCACATGGCGCTGCACCTATGCGGTGTCCCCGAATAACTTCCACTCTGCCCGGTTGTCCCTGTACAACTCCAATGGGTTCAGACTGGACTTCGGAGCGGTATATGACAGTGGCAACAAGATTTCCCTGACAGAGTTCAATCAGCTTGGGGGCTTTCAATCCCACCGCTATATCAACGCCGTGTATTACGGGGATGAATACTTCCGCATCTACCGCACACCGGGCGGGGGCAATCTGGTGTTCCAGATGTCTGAGGATGGTATTTCATGGAATGCTATCTGGTCAGGCAACAGTGCTTGGACGCCCGACAAGCTGTCTATCCGTTGTTCTGCTTCCAACTCTCTAGGCGCGGGTGGGGTTGAAGACACCCTCACCCTACTTGAGTACACCGAGGACATCGTACCCCCATAGGCTTGAACCAGCCTAGCCATGGGGGTATCCTACACCCGCCCCATTCCGGGGCTAGTAGTAGGAGAAGAAGACAATGAGCAAAGAGCAACAGTTCACCATCAAGTGGGTGCAGCCCGGCGGGGATGTATCCCTGTTCTCTGCCCGGTTCGTCCGGGTTATCTCAGCCAAAGACCGGCCCGAGGACAAAGGGGGCATGATCCTGCAAGGGCACCCCGCACGGGTAACCTTTGAGAGCGACAACGTGGAAGGGTCCATGGAAGTTGGCACTGTCTACATCATGAATGCGGCGGGGCAGACGGTGGAAACCGTGATCCTGCCCGTGCACAAGACCAATCTGGTGAGTGACGCCGCCTAAGGTACTATCACTGTCCGAGCGAAGGAAGCCCCCGGCCTTTACTGGTTCGGGGGCTTTTCCGTGAACGCACGTTCACAAGGGGTTCGGGGCCTTGTAGGGCCTAGAGCGACATTTAATTTGTCGGGAGGGTTGACTAACGCAATCAGGGGTAATAGGTAGGGTGTACGAACCACAACCAACCTTGGAGATTACAATGACCGATATCACCCTGACCGCCAAAGAAGTTGATGTGCTGAACGGCATCGCCGCTTGCTTCAACTATTCCACCGCCGCTGACGAGAAGGCCGACAACGCGGTGGTAACCACCGTCGCGGAACTGGCCCTGTTCACAAAGGCCACCCAAAAGTCCGTCAATGGCGTCGTGGGTAGCCTCACGAAAAAGGGCATCGTCTGCGAAATTCAGTATGGCGAAACGCACCAGAATGACGGCATCGGTATCACGGACACCGGGATCGACTGGTTCTATGCCAATGAAGGCGCAGACACCAGCGCGGACAATGACACGCTGCCCTGCGCCGTGGATGTGTTCTTCGACACCGAACAGCGCCTCTGGACCCAGCTTATTCTGGACGGCGCTGGCAATCAGATTGGCGATGCACAGTATGAGGCCAAGCGTGACGCCGCCATGGACAACGCGGCGTCCACCGCCAAGGATGCGGGCCTGCCCGGCTACACCTTGCAGAACACCAGCGGCAAGAAGGTGGTCTACACCTTCACCAAGCGCGGCATGCGGAAGGAGGTGTCCGCGTAAGCGGGCATCCCTACCCCTTTCAGACCCCCACCTAGGAGAACCCCCATGACTGCCCACACCACTGCCCTATTGGGCCTCACCCTTATCATCGCCGCCGCCTTCTGGTGGCAGGGCGCACGGGCCGATCTGCACCACGACATCCTGACCTACAAAGTCGAGAAGGTCGGGTTCTGCGCGAAACTTCGGACGCAGAACACCGTGGCCTACGAACTGGTGTGCCCATGACCACGAAAACCAAAATGATCGCTTGGGTAGCCGCGCTGTCCTTCATGTTTGTCATCTATGATGCCGTCTTTGTTGAGCCGGGTCGCCATGCAGGGGAAGCCCATGGACAAGCCGACTGAACAACTGTTTGAGGCACAGCGAAAGATCAACACTAGGCAAGCCGCCATGAACGCCGCTGAGTTCGCCATGAATGAGGCACAGGGCAAGATCAACAAATCCCTACTCCGGTCGGGCAGGATTGGGCTTATGTCCTCCGGGATCGTGCTGGGCCTGTTGCTGTGGCACACTTGGGGTATAAGGGAGAACAACTCCCGTTTGGACAGGTTGGAGGGCATACTAACCACGCCCATAAGGGTGGGGAGCGCCGATTACCCTGAATGCCAGTTGGAGGGGGATGTTGCCTCCCTGTGGAAATGGTTCAGCCCGGACTATCTGATGAACACCGACAAGAGTGTGCTGGATGATAGCTGGGGGGACATGACCCTGATGTGGCTGACCGTGTGCCGGGACACCATGCAAGACAGGGACAACCGGGGTGTGATACCCGCCTGCACCTCGGAGAACTGCGGATGACCACCAATGGCTTCACCATTTTTGTGCAGGAGGAGGCCAGAGCCATGGCCTTGGCCATCAACGGGGGGTCTTGGGATACCGATTACACCGAGGCTCAGAAGGTCGGCTGGTGCCTCAAGGTGAGGTGGGCCGTCAAGCGTTACAAGGGGAAGAACGCATGACTTTTTCAGAAGCGTTTCATAGCGGCTGGTTCTTTGTGTGGTACATCGCCGGGTGGGTGGCCGGGGTGTGCGCCGCCGGGTTCCTGATCTTGATCGCGGTGTTGGCGCTAGGGTCTTTCACCGACATGGTTATCAAGCACCGCCCTAGGGGCAAGAAACCGTGATACTGTACACCTACACGGACGACACCACACCACACGGCATCCGGGCCTTCTCGTCGTTCAGGGCCGCATGCTCTGCACGGGCCAAAGCCTACGCCCGGCCTGATCGCCCGGAGATAATGCAGGTGGACATAGGCAAGCTGGACAAAGCCAAGGCGTGTGCGCTCCTGACCGGGCGGGGCTACGCGGAAATGATGAATGACATAGCATGAAGACGATACACAAATACCCTCTTGAACTTAAAGAAGGCCCCCAAAAGGTCGGCATGCCAGACGGGGCCAAGGTTCTGCATGTGGGTGACCAAAAGGGGGTCCTGTGCCTCTGGGCAGAGGTGGACACGGAAGCCCCCTTGCCGGGGTCCAGAACCTATGTGGTACGGGGCACCGGGTGGAGCATAGAGGGTCAAGTGGGCCAACACGTGGGGTCGGCTATCATGCCCCCGTTCGTGTGGCACGTGTATGACCTGACCGAATGGGACGAGGTTTGAACATGAAGCTAGGACACTTGACCCCGTGCCGGGAATGCCCTTGGCGGAAGGAAGCACCAGCGGGCTACATGGGCGGGCACGATCCGCAATGGTACGCGGACGCCTTGGCGGCGGGGGAGGTTCCCGCGTGCCACTTGCAGGACCAAGGCCCGGAAAGCCCGGAGACGGCGTTCTGTGCCGGTGCGCTGGCCTGTATGGCTAATCAGGCCATGTTGCCCAAGGGAATACACGAGGGGCAGGAGACAGCCGCTCAGGCGGTCCAGCGCGTGGGCAAGAACCCGGACGTGTTCTTCCACCATGGGGACTTCCACATGCACCACACCGGGGGACCATGGATGCACCCCCTGATGCGAGGAGAGCCGCTGTGACGGATGACCTGATTGACGAGGAGGATGCGTTTGGGGAGGCAACCCACAGACCCACCCCGGCATGGCTACCCGCCCAAGCCTTGGCTCAGGCACAGTTCGCCCTGATCGACGCCAAGGCGGCGCTGGATGCTGCCAAGGCCGGAGTGCCAGACTATACCGGGCAGTATTCCCCGGAGGATTTCTACGTCGCCGAGCAAGAGGGCTATAACCGGGCGATGGACGATTATGCTTCTGAGGTCGCCGCTGTCGCTCGGGAGTGGTGAACCTAGGGACAATTTTAACCACGGGTTGACAAACGCTAGGTGGGGGCATACCTTCCTAGCACCACAACCGAGGAAACTACAATGGCCTATGAACCCTTCCTTCGCCCGGACGCCGCGATCTCGCAGGTGGCCGTGGACTTGGCAACCGGACCCCTACCCATAGCCCTCGCCCTAGGCGCGGTGCTGTTGCTGGGGTGGTCGGGTATCCACATGCTCACCAGCGTATTCGAGGAGCGGTCCCGCACCCGGCACGCGAGGCACGGGCGGCTGTCATGAGTGCGCCCCTGCACGCGCGGTTCAAGCGTTACGCCGACCGGGAAGCCAAGAAGTTCGGCAAGTCCGGGGTGCTGCGCAATATCATCCCACACTGGAAGCGCCCGGATACCCGCGTGTACTCCATGAGTGAGAACGCGGCCTATGAAGCGGGCTGGTGGTCCGCCAACGAGCCGGGCTACCTATTGGCATCCCTGTCCCATCATTATCTTCCTACCGACCGGGTTTGGATCGAGGCCCCGTGGACCCCCATCATAACGGGGAGCGCCCGTATACCCAAAGGCTCAGGCAAGACCGTGGGCTACCCGCTGGGGGGCGATAGGGAACAAGCCCTAAAGCTGGTGGGGGATGATGAGGAAGGCCCCGTGCGGGTGGGCCTGTTGCTCACGCAAGTGGACAAAGCCAAGAAGATATCCGGGGCGTTCGTTGATCGGCACATGGATGACGATACCATCGTGGGGTTGCTGTACTATCTGTTCAGCGGGGGAGGGTCTTTCATAGGCCCGTGCATGTTCGGCTGGCATCCCAGCAAAGACGTGATCCCGGCGGGGTCCGTTACAATAAAAGAACCTGTCAGGGCTTCGGATAAGACGGGCCTCTTGATGGAAGACCTTGCTATCTCCAAATCCTACAACGACCGGTGGCGGGATAAAAACCCCCGGCTCTTGGCCAAGCTGCAACGTCGCATGATGCTGGCCATGCTAGGGGGGCACCACCAGACTGGCATGTACGCCGAGGTTCAGGGCACCACCCGCCTAGCTGTGGCCATGCTCACAGCCTGTCTAGCCGCCCGGCCTACCAAGTACATACCGGACCCCAGCCTGCCCCCACGGGAGCGGGAGCGCAGGGAACGGGAGCATGCCCGCCGCCCGGTGGAAGTGGACTTGTTCGTGCGCCAGCGCAGTAAGCCGGGGGCCAGCCTCAAGGCCAGCGTGGGTCATATGGAGGCCGTGAAGAAGGGGCTGCACAAGGTGGGGGGTCACTATGCCTACCGCGCCCGGAAAGACGGGGGTGACCCCACCGTGTGCACCATGTCCAAGTTCGGCTATCACGCTTGGGAGGAGTTGGAGGGAACCAAGTCACAGGTGTGCGCCTTGTGCGAACAGCGCCGATGGTTCAGGGATGCTCACGAGCGGGGGGATGCAGCCTATGGTATAGTTCCGCCCAAGACCTACAATGTGCGGAGCGGGGTGTGATCCCGCCAATAGGAGACACAAGATGGACAAGCCTGCCACGGCTCAGATGGTAGCCAAGTTTGAAATCCTAGAGGCGCAGCGCGCGGCCAAAGAGGCAGCGTTAAAGACTGCCGAGGCCGAGGTGTTGGAAGCCCGCGATTTGGCCACCGAGGCCCGTATACATATGGTGACAGCCCGGTTGGCCCAAAGAGGGGTCAAGGTGGGGGGTGTGGTCATGGTGGACCTAGGGGCTTCCAGCAAGTACGCAGGCACTCTAGTGGGGTTCATGGGTTTGGAACCCAACCACGTGTTCAAATACAAATCCGGGGTGGCGCCGATCCTGATGAAAGTGAACAAGCGGGGCCTGATTTCCCAGCGGCGTATCAACTCGCTAGGGATCGGGTACAAGAACCTGCAACCGGTCACATGAGGGCCACGGTAATAACTGACGCCTCCTACTGTCCAAAGACCAAATCGGCGGGATGGGCCGCGTGGGTCACTCTGTTCGATACAGGCTAGCGCCACCAGTACAGCGGGAGGTTCAGTGACCGGCCCCCTTGCAGCAACATGGCCGAGTTGTGGGCCACCATCAACGGGGTGCACCTGTCCTACAGGCTGGGGGCTAGGGCCGTCTTGGCTCAGACCGATAGCGTGTTCGTGTTCAGCACCAACAAGCAACGGATGAAAGTATGGGAGGCTCAGAAGGCTCTGTGGTTCCCGGATGCAGAGGTGGCGTTCCGCCACGTGAAAGGCCACAATGCCAAGGACAAGTCGGCGCGCGGGTGGGTGAACCGCTGGTGTGACCGGGAAGCCCGCAAGCACATGAGGAAGATGCGTGATGGAAAGCCTGAGTGAGAACCAAGTACTTCGGAGATACGACGCCAAAGGGGCCGGTCTGAACACGGCCCTGTTGCGCAAGCTGGGGTATGGGTTCGCCAAGGAAGTGGAGGGCGACCAGATCGTGGTGGCATGGGATGCCCTGACGGCGGACAGGGGCAAGGCGTTGATATGGGGCATAGAGGATGCGGGCAAGGAAGCCGTCACCCTAGGCGAACTCCCGGAGGACGCCGTGACCTTCGCCCTGACGATGGATGGGTATGGTGGGGGCCTGTACCTAAGCACGGACACGGAAGGGCCTGACAGCCCGGCTCTGCGGTTCTTTGGGCCGGATGGTGCCCCATTGGGGCCGGATGAAGTTCGGCAGTGCTATCTGAACATGGAGCATCACACCTTTCAGAGCGCCAAAGAGTTCAAAGGCTGCCACCCCTACAGCGGCAAATACTGCGCCCACGTGGCCGAGGCTGTCCGGGCCTATGGGGATTGGCCGGTGGACACGGACCCCAAGCCTTTCCGCGTGCTGGTGTATGCTGGGCCTAGCCGCGTGGGCAGGCATGTGCAGGAGGTGGCCAAGCTGTTGAACCTGCCCCCACAGATTGAGTTTCATGAGAAGCCCTATCCCGCCTTCGGGGATGCAGAGTTTGACCCGGCCTTCGATCTGGGGTTGTCTTGGGATGCGAGCGGCACTCTGTTGCGGGTCTACTCTAAGGCGGGCCGGGTGCACCCCGTCTACGTGGGAGCCTATCTAGCGGCGGCGGTGGGCCAGCGATGGGAGGGACAACCCATCATGGTGGATCACAGGGCGTGTTTCGCCATGCTGTCAACCTGCATGCAGACCACCACCCCTATGGGCGTGGCCGTGTCCAACAAGACCCCGATGAAATACGCCATGCGCACCTCTGTGGCCAGCTTCGGGGCGGATGCCGATGGGCGCTATTATTTCCGGGAAGCCATGTGGGCGGACAGCGGATTGATCGCGGCCATGCTGGTGCTGCACATGGCGTTCCTTACACCCAAGCCCTTCCACGAGGTGATGGGGGGTATAGCCTCCGTGTTCCCGGTCATAGGGGAAACGTGGGTCAAGTGCCCCCTCCCTGAGTTGGCCCTATCCACTATCAGGGAGGATTTCGTTGGGGGCGTGTCTTTTGACATGGTGGAAGGGGAACTGGTGGGGCGCTCTACCAACCTAGCCCGTGACTGGCGCATGTGCATCCGGACAAGGGGGCAGGGGGACACCGGTGAAGTTGGGGTCACCTGCGAAACCCATGGCACCGCCGTGCAACTAGGGGAGTTGCAGGACTATCACGCGCGCATGGTGTCGTTTGCCGAGGCGGTCTAGTGAACGCAAGTTCACCAGATTGGGACCACGAGCAAGACTACCCCGAGGAAGGGGGGCCTTGCTTCTTTCGGTACGGGCACGGGTCTCCCGCTTGTCAGGGGTCACTTACGTGGGAGCCACATGGGGGTGACTGCCATTGCGGAGCGCCCAACGCTCTGCCCCCATGCTGGAATTGCGAGAACGCCGTGCTGGTCTGTGACACCTGTGGCTTCCACGTGGACGATTTGCTGTTCTACGTTGCCATAAACGGGATAGGAAACCTACTGAGTTGACAAACGCAATCAGGGCTAATAGGTAGGGG